CATAGATTTTTGAATTGCTTATGTAAACAACCGTACCGCCACATAGATTGCATTTTGTAGGGTATAAATCTATCAAAACGGACACCTGCTTTCTTTCAATTCAACCGCTTTCCGCTACATCTGTTCCAATTCACGCAACATTTTCTCCAAATATCTTTTAAGTTCCTCTCGTTTTGAATCACCCGAACAATAGCTTATACAGTTTACCGTTATCCCTAATCTTTCCTTTAATTCCCGTATCTTTTCAGCGTTAGGGTTCATAAACATCATGGAAAACGCATTAGCTTTAGCTATGTCCTCACAAGTAAACTCAATAAAATATCTTTTACCAACCGTTCCAACAAACAAAGGGATTTGCTCACCAGATTTCAAATCCTCATTGATTTTCTCTATATATTTCAAATCGTTTTCGTCAAATTCTATCTTCATGGAAACCTCCTTAAAATGGATACAAACTTAATTCAACCGTTTCTCCCACCGTCGCCACAACGCATTTAACGTCCTCTCCAACGACATTTTGAATCTCTGACAGACATTCCTCCGGGTCGGCGCTATCTTGGCTTAAATGGCACAACATGACAGTTCTAAGGGCATTGGATTTATTTGCCTTTATAAAGTCCTTTACCGTCTCCAACTCCATATGCCCCATAAGAACATGGCTTCTTTTTGCACTGTCAGAAATATATTTTTTTTGATAGTTGCAAGAGATTAAGATGTGATTGATACCACTAAATCTCCATTTGACAAGCTCTGCGTCGGTTATGTATAACATCTTCCCCATGTCCTCATGTTCAATCAAAAAACCGTAACATGGACATTCTGAGCCATCATTGTTGGTGTGCATGAATCGGTTGTTCTTATCTGTCATGTCAAATTCAAGAACCTTAAAATCTCTCGTTCTCTTTCCGTAGTATGTTGGATAATGTCTATCCATTTCTGCCATTTTCCATTTTCCAATATAGGGCTTGAAAACAGGTATTCCCATATTCTCAAAGTCCTTAACCGACTTTGCGTGGTCTCCATGCCCGTGGCTCACTACCGCCCCGACAACATCAGTTACATTAAAGTCAATTCCTCTAAGTATTTGTTTCCTTGCTAAACCCAAATCTAAAAGAAGTATCTTGCCGTAATTGTCATATAAAGCGTAACAATTTCCGCTACTACCAGTGCCAATACATCTAACGAACATCTAAATCACCTCGCTTTCTTTTTAAATTTCATTTCCCCAGCAATCCCAACCGTCATATTCTTGTCTTGCAAATAACTCGATTCTTGGAATATCTCCGCAAATTTTTATAATATTTTCTCTGACAATATCTGGCTTTCTGCTGTGTTCCCTAGGCTGTTCCAAAATACTACAACCGATATTTTTAACAAGTGGTTTTATTCTGTTTTCCATTCCGTATTTTACTCCAACAAGGCATAATTCGTTGTTCTGCCTTGTATAATATCCGCATCCGATTTTGGGCGTTCCGTCAGATTTTATTTTGCACCAATCAAAACCCAAACCGTAATACTCAAACCCCCATGAATTTATCACTTTCAAACTATACTCTAAACAAGGAAAGCAAATCCACAGAAAAAGAATTGCGTTTCTTTCCGATATATTTGTTATTGGGAGTCTGCATATTTCATCAGTTGCCATTGACGGATAATGTTTTTCGTTATTTCTTGCCTTTGTACAGCTTTTAGGATTTCTCCAAGGTGGGTCAGCATAAATTATTTGATACTTGTTTTCTGTATTAAAAATATCTACTTTCAATAAACCGCACTCCCTAAACACTTCAAAATCAATCAAATCACTTCCTTTGAAAATTCTCTTTAAAGTCTCTTGCTGTTTTACAGATTTCCTCTAATTCATCATTTGTCATTTCATAAAAATTCTTATCCAAATCGCAAAACCTCCACGGAAACGGGCAATGTGGATATTCTTCTTCTGTATCTTCAAAGCCTGAATGACATCTATTCTCGCAAATCTCACGAACCGTTTTAAGGAAATCAATGTCTGACATTCTGCTTTCATCCAAAACCCCATGTATTGCCCTCAACTTCTCTAAGGAAATATCCCTTTGCGAACCGTATCTGAACCGCTGCTCAATCTCCTGAAACAGCCTGCTTTTCTCTTGTTTTTCCTCAATCTCCTGCCTTGTTGTGTAGAGAACATAATTTTTTTCGCAGTAAACCGATTTCTCAACAAATCTTTCATTGTAATCTTGAAATTCAAAAGTGTTTTCTCTAAAAAGCCTGTCATATCCTTTCTTTGCTGCCTTTATGTATTTCCTCCCAACAGAAGTAATCTCCCATTCCTCAATACATTGTTCAGGTGTCTTTCCTCTGCTTGCGTTCCCGGTCAGTTCAACATAAACCGTCTGACCGGCTTTGAAATCTTTTATGTTCATTCCTTTTCAATCCTTTCCATAAAATGTTTCCCTCACATTCACAGGCAATCTAACTCCATGCCATAATTCCTTATGTTTCAACGCTCCGTTCGGTTCAGAACAGATAAAGCATCTGCATATAGCAGGACGGACACTGTATATCGTGCATTTATCCGTTTTCTTATCTGTATTGAGAAACGGGCAAGTCATGTCAAGAACTGGATTTGCAAGTGGAATTGTATGCTTGCACTCTTTGATGTAGTGTTTCTTTATGTACCGTCTAATAGCCTCTATTTCCTTGTCTGTCATTGGCAGAATATTTGAACAGCAGTTGTCGCAACCCGTACATTTCCCGTTTTCTGTCATGTTGTAAACGCCATGCTCCATGTCCTTTCGGACTTGTTCTAATGTGGATATGTTCATTTCATACCCCCACTTCATCATCAGCAGGAAATTGGAACAAAATATTACCCACATATTCAACTTTTGACGGTTGATTTTCAGAAACAACAAATATTCCTTGTTTCTTCCATTTCTTAAACATTTCCTCCGCTTCTTCTGAAATATCCACATTTTGAAGAATAAGTGGAATACCTGTGTATACCTCATGCAACATCTCTATAGCCTTATCCATTTTCTCGGCAGAAGAATAAACCGCCATCTTAAACGGCTGCCCTGTGCCTGTATAGGCATAAATCGTGTTGCAATCCATCATTTTCTCTAAAACTATATTTTCATACGGCAAATCGTACTTTCCATTGTTTTGCGATAAAATCCTCATATCGGTTAAGCCTCCTTAATCAACTCTTTTTCTTGTTTCTGCGTCATATTCTCCACTTTGTCCGTAAAAACAAGTAATACTTATAACTTCTTTTTTATAAGCCTTGTCATAATGTGGGCTGTGTGAAGAATAATACAATCCACATTTAAGGCAGTCATCTACCGTTTTTCCTTTGCAAGTTACGAATTCGCTCATTCCCCATTTCCTCCTATTTCACATCATCAATGCTGAACACAATCCCTCTGCAATAAGACTCTCCGCCCTCATAAATCATAAAGGTTTCGTGCGGCATCTCGGTTTCGTAAGTCCATGTAATCATATTTCCGTTTTCGTCTTCGTCCATATACCATACCGCATTTATGCAGTTGCTATAATTATCAAATGCGGTATGGTCTGTTTCGTCCTGGCATACCTCTTTCTTGTTGAAATAAACCTCGCCACCGCCAAAACAGCCGCCCTTGTCCTGAATTGCGCCATCAAACTCCATAAGGTCATCAGAACAACCGTAGACAATGACAAATCCGCTTTCTTTCGCTGTTTCGATTTCCTCTTTGGTGAACTGCGGATAACCATATTCTTTTCCGCTTATTGACTTTGCAAATTCTTTTATGTCCATGTGTTAAGCCTCCTTAATCTTCAAAATAATTTTGGCAACAAGCCATAATTTATTAAAATCCAGCAGCCAAGAAATCCGTTTATCAAACAACTCGCCGCCAAACAAACCATTAAAGCACCAAGCGTAACTCTTATATGTTGCCCTTTTGTTCCATATTTACAAAGAAGAATCAATATTGCATACGGTAAAACGGACAGAACTACAAACACGCAAATATCAATAAAAATACCCATTCCTCGCCCTCCTTAACTCTCCAAATAATAAACATTCTCCAAATTCACAATTACAAAACGGTTTTTCTATTTAATCCGTCTTTTCAACAATGCAATACGGTACGCTTTCATTATGCTCCATCATTCCACATCCAACGCACATTTCTTTTGCACCGACTGTCACTCTATCTTCATTCACAGAAAAATGTTCTGCGATAATTCTTCTTATATCTTCTTTATCTAATTCAATTTTTGTTTTCATTGAAATCCCTCCAATCTCATATTATGAGCGGTCTCGGAAACTCTTTAAGCCCGAATTTCCGCTCTTTTTTCATGTTCTTCTTTTTTGCTTTCCTCCATATCCCGGAAAACATTTTTGTTAAATTTTCAAAAAAGTATTGACATATAAGTCAAAATGTGCGGCGCGTTTGGTGACCATATACGCCCGCCACCCAACGCGCCCCCTGTAGTTAAGAAGCGTCTGTGCCACACGCACAGCATTAAACTAAACTACTAGGAGGTGCACTTTATGATCAAGTACTGGCAGTCCATGCAAGATTACAAGTACTTTCTCAACGAATCCAAAGTCCATTTCGATTCCTCTGAAAGAGTCCGGCTCCATACGGAGCTTTGGAAACCATGGCAGAAACTCCGCCTTTTCGATACCGATAAGGCCATGGAGTTCCTTCTGCCCTTTTACTCCAACACTGGCAGGCCCGCTAAGAACCAGCCACAAATCTTAAGGTCTTTTATCCTTTTCTTTCTTCTATTTTCAGAAGGTTTGGCCAAGCTATCCCTTACCCTTTGGGTCGACAGGCTCAAACATGACCGCCTCCTTGCCGCTCTCATCGGCTGCACTTCGGATTCCCTGCCGCCCCTCGGTTCTTATTTTGACTTCATGGACAGGCTCTGGGCTGCACCGCCAACGGACTTATATGCGCGGGACAAACTGCTTCCGGCTTCCTGGAACACCAAAAAGCCGGATAAGCCCAAAGGCAAAAAACAGAAAGCACAGGAGGCAAAGCCCAAAATCACAGAATCTATCGAAAAACGGCTCATGAGCGGGAAGGATATCCCTTTTAACTTTGAAGGGCGGCTGCAGCGCTTCTTCTATCACGTGGCTGTCCTGCCTTCCATGGAATCCGGCCTCATACCAAGGGAACACCTTACGGTTTCCGGAGACGGCACCGCCGTGCATACCCATGCCTGCCCACGCGGGCACCACAGGGTTGGCGCACCGGAAAACCTGCGGCATTTCCCCGACCCCGATGCTTCCTGGGGCTGGGACAGCGACCTGGAAAAATATTACTTCGGCTACACTTTGTTCCAATTATCCTGCTATAACAGTGAACGCAGGACAGACATCCCCCTGCTTCTGCGTTTTACCAGTGCAAAGCGTCATGATTCGGTCAATTTCCTTGTCGCTTTCCATGAACTGGAAAAACATATGCCGGCTGTTTCCACCTCGAATATGTGCCTGGATTCTGCAATGGACAATTACCCCACCTACCGGATCCTTAAAAACAGGGGAATACGGGCCTTCATCGACCTGAACGACAAATGCGGCCGGCCAAAAACAATTCCTGATACCATCACCATTGACAAAGATGGAACACCCTTATGTCAGGAAAAACTGCGCATGAAGCCTAACGGTTATGACAGATCCAGCGGTTACCTCATGTGGCGCTGCCCCTATGGGAAAGATCACTGTTCCAAATGTAAAAACTCCTGCACCGATTCCAAATATGGGAGAGTCGTCAAGACCCGGCCCGAATGGGATATCCGGCTTTACACCGACGTCCCCCGCGGCACAGATGCTTATAAGAAGATTTATAATCAACGCACCGCCACGGAACGTATCAACAACCGCATCCTCAATGATTACGGACTGCACCGTATGTTCATACACACAAAGGAGCATTATTCTTTCATGACAACCATGATTGGAATCTGCATCCATCTGGATGCCCGCTATAAACAGCAGGTGCAGGCAGTGGCATAAACCAAGTTTCCTGCTTCTGGATTCTTTCAGGCCTGTTTTTCGACAGGTTTTAAAGTCATGCACATTTTTATTCTTTATGCTCTCTGGACTGCTCAAGCCCCATAATCATCCATCCCTTATCCCTCTCATTTCTGAAAATCAACCTTTTCCTGCTTATTCTCTATTGAGTTTCCGAGAGTGCTCTATTATTTGCGGACTTCCCACGAAAGAAAGTCCGCCGTGTGGCTACGCATAAATATTATTTACTTCCAATTTTTCCTTGACGTATTTTATGCATTCGTTCATTTCTTCTTTCGAAATGCCCCAATCTTCAAAAAATTCAACTCGGCTAATCATGCTTGCGTTTTTAATTAACGCATACATAAATGTTTCTATTTTTTCTGGTCTTTCCATGCTTTCCTCCTGCTTAAAGAATAAAATGTATATTGCGCTTTCGAAAATTCTGATTATTCAAGTTTTCTCCCGCATGCAGGACAGTATCGGGTTTCCCATGTGACTTCCTTTATTGTTTCGCAACCGTCAAACAAGCCCGCTCTTACTCTTGCTTTTCCGTCATCGTTTCTCCCAAAAAATATTTCCAGTTCCAAGTAGCTTTCTCCGAATGGAATATTTTCAGAACTTAGCGGCGTTAGGTTTCCTACATTTTCATCACTACATAGTTTGCACATAACGCCCCTCCTAATCCGCTTTCATAAAATCCGGCAACTCCTGTTCACCCTCAACTTTGACAGGCTCTTTCTCTTTCGTCTGCGCCTTTGGCACGGTCGGCGGTTCTGGCTTTTCTTCGATTGCCTCGAATGGCACGGAATTGGCGTTTTGTTCTATCTCCCTCGCTACAACTTCTTGCGTATCAAGCTGAATGTCCGAAACCTCTTGCATTTCTTCTTGCGCATACATTCCCTGAAATCTGTCTGGGAAAGCCTCTCTTAACGCTTGCACTACTGCAACTTTCCGTATCATAGTCCCTGGCTTTTTGCTCCACTGGCTGTTTACAGTTCCATCTTTCTTTCTGCCGATGTATTCATCAAGCCCAACGCTGATATACTCTGGCGTTTCATGCCCTTTTATGAACACTTTCGCCCAACCGCCTACAAGCGTTTCTTTTGGCAAAACCATCGAACCCTCGCGTTCAATAATCTCTCCGCTTTCTGTAAGAACAACAACTCCCGCCTGCTTTCCGGCATAATCCGGCGCGGCGTTCGCTCGCTTTGTAAACACGTCTTTTCCAGTTACAATCGTTGCTGGGTCGTTACTTCCGTACTTAATCAGATATGCCTCTCTCAAAAACGGGTTAAGGTGCTGATATCTGCACAATGTCAAAAACATCATTACCTCTTGGTCTGTGACGTTTCCGCCGCCGCTGACAAGGTATCTTCTTACCGTAGGGAACGACAATTTAATCATTTCGCCGTTCGACTCATACTCCACAAGACCAAATTCCTTTTCGATTGCCAACTGATTGTTCTGTGTTGCTACCTCATTCTTTGTTGCCATAATTCATATCCTCCTTAAAATTAAAATAATGTTGGTCTGCCTACCGCCGCTGTTACTGCGCCTCTTGTAAGTTCGAACGCCTGTTGTTCTGTAAAACCGCTGCGGACAAAACTGTCATTGATAGCCTTAGC